AAATTCTTGATATTGTAGGTCTCGGGTACAGATTGCTATTACACCCTGCTCTATGGGGCCATAATTGGCTGTATGGGCTAAATAATAGGCACCCAACTGAAGTTTATAGTCTTCTACCCATTCTTCTCTTTTTGGCTTATTTGCTTGTTTCCAGTCCACAATACTAGGCTTTCCGTATGCTACTGCAGTTAAATCACATGTGCCTGCGTATTTATTTTGGTACTCTAGGCTTATTTCATTACCCCAGATCTCATCTAATTTAATATTATCTAATATTGTTTTGGCCATCATTCTTGGTTTAGTGCCCTCTTCCATAGCATTGAAATAACCTTGACCGTTTAAAGTATATTCTAATACCTGGTGCATCTCAGTTCCGATGGTGGAGGCTTGTCTCATAATACGATCAGCTTCCTCTTCTCCGACTTTCCTACGCCAATTATCTAAAAATCTTCTATCTTTAGTTGCACTTAGTATCGTTGTAACACTTGGTACCTTGATGTTATCAACTAAATACTTTCTACCTGTAGTATCTGAGAATCTATTGTAATGTTTGTAAGGGTATTTTTTTACCAACTTCATAAGAAGTTAATACTATAAATGATTTGAAAGTACAGCTAAAACTATGGCCACACACCCACCTACTATCCACTTTTCCATTCTAGCTATTCTAGTTTCCATTCTATCAATACGTTCAAATGTCTGCTTTTGCATTAATCTGCATATTTTTTCATGATGATCTATTCTATCAATCGCAGATTTTCTTCTAGCCATTATACCTGTCCTTGTCTTCTTGCAGCTATTGCAGCACTTGTTGGATCGTTTGGAAACAAAGCTTGTACTTGTTGCGGTGTCACTTGTCCGGTAGCCTGTGGTTGTTGTACTTGAGGCATTTGTAATGGAGCATTGACTGGTGCAGGCTCATCACCTACTTCAAGTTTATTAGCTTCTGCAGCAGGCATAAAGGTTGAATTAAATTCTTTAGCTGCTTTTAGACCACCTTCAATAAAGTTTTCTTCTTCAGCTTGTTCCTCTTCACTTGGTGCTCTCATTACTTCTTCATCATACATTTTATTAATGGTTGTCATAGGAATGTTACCTGCGTTCTTACCGTAATTAGGTTTAACCATTTCAACATCTTTTTGATTTAAATATTTTGTAATTTGTTCAAGATCTATATTTTTTGGATCTACTGGTACATAATCATCATCATCACCAAATGCTTTATTCATAAATCTCGCAAACGCCTCCCTCTTAGTTCTTAATCCTGCAAGATAAGCTTTCGGAGTAATTAAACCTGCTTGTTTACCACCTAAAGCTTCACCACCTTTAAGTATTGCTTCTACTTCTTTTGGTGTAAGCACATCATTAATTTGTCTTAATAGATATGGATCTGATAATATTTTACCTGCTCTTAGTGCAGTTGCGAATAATACAAATGGTGCAAATGGACTTGCAGCTGCAGATCCACCAAAGCCTAATGCTACTCCTGCTAATGAACTAGCACCACCTAGTGTTAATCTTCTTTGAATGAATGAAGATGAGTTAGTAATAGGAATATCAGTAAGTCTCTTAGTGTACTCTACAAAATCTTCTAAGTGAGATAATGCTTGAGCTCCTTTATTACCACCACCGTACATTTCTTCTAAAAACTTATATACATCTCTAGAAGGATTATCTAATCCAAGTATATCTCTAAATCTTGTACCATCAAAATCTCTATAATCATCAGGACCAAATCTAATATTAGTTATATCTTCTAGACCATCTGCTGATAATCTTGTTGATATATCTCCACCTTGAGATCTCAAAGCATTTTGTGTTCCAACATTTGCCATTGCATCATACATATCTTCAATACCATTAGTAAATCTTGGATCAGCTTCAATATTTCTAAAAGCACCATTTTCAAAAGGCGCACTGAATGGAACTCTTGCTTTACCAAATATACCTGCGTTCAATGGCTTTGATCTAAAAGATGACATAAATGCATTATGCATAAATCTTGCAGATGCAGCTTTATATAATTGTTCTCCAGCTCTTGAGTAACCTGCGAATCCAGGTTCAGCACCAATCATTTTTCTAAATTCTTTTAATGCTTCAGGACTTCTAGATTTAAATACAGCTGTTTGTATTTTTTCAAACAACTTATCTTTAGGTAGTACAGCCGCACCGGGAATATTAAATAAAGTTTTCTGTGTAAATAAGCTTTTATCAAATTTACTTAAAGCACCTATTGCAGTTGTACCTTCTTTACCTGTATAAAATTTCATAATTCTACTAAATACTTCGTTAGCATTTTTAAGTGAGTCACCCATTTTAGAACCTGCATTAATAATAGATTCTAATAGATCTTTACCACCTTGTGTTTTTGCAACTTTAGCAGCAGCTCTAGCTGTAAGTTCATCAGTTATTTCAACACCTTCTCTTGCTAATTGTTCTCTAGCTTCTTTTAAACTTGCTTCATTTATTTCTTTACCACTTTCAATAACTCTCGCTTTTAAAAGATCGTCTTCAAGAATACCTCTTACATTACCACCACCAGTTTCAATAAGTCTTTGTTGTATTTCTTTTGATTTTAATAGTTCACTTGTATTTAAATTTTTTAAGAATCCATTTGCATCTTTTTCTAGGGCTTCTCTAATAGAAGCAACAGTTCTGTTTACTGTTTGATAACTTGTTTGTTCTAGTGCTCTGTTCAGCATCACCGTCATACCTTTAAATTGTTCGAAAGTAATAGGACCTGATTTTGCAACACCACCTGCAAAAGACATAAACTGTGCTAATGGATCTTGAAATCCTGCAAGTTCTTCAATACTTTTAAAATTAAATCTTTGACCTTCAGCAGCATTAAATGCTCTTGATAAATCAGGAAACGCTGCAGAGTTTTGTCTTAAAAAATCTTCTGTTGCTTTTAAAGTTTTGTCTAATTTTAAAATAGCTGGATTACCTGCAACAGCACTTAAACCAAAAAATTCATCGTAAGCTTCATCAATGGTAGCTGCATTCTTTTTAAAAGTTTCAACTGATTGATTGTACAATCTTTGTGATAAAAATGAATGTGAATATATTGGTGCAATGGTTGCAATTTTAGAATCTAAAAAACCTTTAGAAAAAGTTTTTTCTGAAGCTAACATTCTTCTATCCATAATTTTAGATATGTATGGAAATACCCCAACTGTTTTAAAATAAGATTGACCTAATCCAGATAGTGGTCCATCTCTCATTGCAGCTAATAAAGGTATCTCGTATCCGTTGTCCCGTGCAAATTTTGCAATTTGTTTTTGATATTCTCCAGTTGTACCAAACAATTTATTTAAAATTCCGCCTGATGCCATTAGCATTGGTGTTAATAATGTTGCTCCATAATTAAATAATGCTGCGTTCTTAGCTTCAACCATTGCTCTATCTATTACACCTAACTTATCAATATCTCTTTTAGGCATGTTACCTAAATCTTCCATAAGCCCATCCATTAATGAAGGACCAACAGCTTTATTCATTAAATCGTAAGTAACAGATCCACCACCAGCACCAATTGTACCTGCAGTAGCAACCCCTAATTCAGCTCTACCAAGTGGACTTCTTAATGCTCTTTCTGGCAAGTCTAAAGTTCTACCAGCCAATCTTAAAGCACCACCTAAAAATTTATATCGTCCTGGTAATTTATCAGCCATCTTTTCAAAAAAGAATTTTTTACCTCTAGTAAGTTTTAAACCAGTCATGTCAGTTTTCTTATATGCATCAGCAACTTTATCTCTCATGTAGTTTGCCATGGTAAAAGATGCACCAAGGTCTCCTGCTAACACAGCTGTACTTCTTCCAGATAATAAAAAATCACCTCCTGGTATTTTAGATTCATCGACTTTTAAGTAAGCTGCTAATGGATCTTTTTCGATAGTTTCAGCTTTAGCTATATCTTCTCTAGCTTTCATTCTGTCTTGATATATTTCTTGAAGTGGTTTTGATTTGATGACTTTTTCTTTAATCATCTTATCAACAGCTCTTAGCTGTAAGGGATTTAAAGTCTCAGGAGCAAAAGTATTATCATCAATACTTGTTTGCAATTCTTTTGCAAAAGCTTTTTGTTTTTCAGTTAGTTCAGCCATTATTGAACTCCAAATGCTGCGAAGGCATCACCCATACTTAAAAAATCAGGTTGCACTTCTTCAATTAATTGTCCTTGAATTGGTTCTAAAATTCGTTTTACATCATTAGGTGTGTAACCCATTGTATAGAATTTAGTTAATCTTAAATTGTTTTTCTGTTGTACTCTTCTTAATAACTCTTCATATTTTTGTATAATTTTTTCATCTGGTTCAGTAGATAGTGTTCCAGTTAATTCTTCAATTAATTGTAAGTCTCTGTTAGTTAATCTGTCTTTATCTTTTAATGCGTTTGCTAAGTTATATGTAAGCATTCTTGCATTAACTTTTAATTTACCTAATGTTTCAGATGCGCTTAAATCTTTTTTCAATCGTTTATCTAAAGTTGTTTCAAATTTACCTAATGCTTTATCTGCTCTTTCTTGTAATTTTTCAAAAGCTTCATCAGACAGATCTCCTTGAGACATTGTAAAGTCAGATGATAATGCTCCAGTAATACCATCTTTAATCTCACCAGGTAGGTTACCAACTGTTTCAGCAAAAGATAATAATAAACCTGAAGCTCCAATTGCAGTTTTACCTTCAGGAGTTCTCATTAAAGCAATTTGGTCTTCTAGAATTTTACTTGCTAGCGCACCATCAGCAACAAGTCTAATGTTATCTACATATTGAGCAGAATCTTTTTCAGGGAAGAACGTTGCATCAACTGTGCTTACTTCTCTGTATTCACCTGTCTTATCATCAACTACATATATTTGACCTGTATCTTTATCTGTGAATGCTTCATAAAATTTACCACCCATAGATATAGATCCTCTTTGTCTCTTACCATCTTTTAAAAGTTCGTTTCTAGCTTTTAATAATTCAGTATTGTAATCAAGAACTGTTGCAGCAAAGTCTCTATAAGCTTCATCATTTTTCATCTTAACAAGTATTGATGAATCTACTGCTGGTCCTAATGCAGTTCCGAATACTTCAGCAGTTCCCGCTAAGCCACCTTGTCTAGTTTTACCTTTTAATAATCCCTCAGCTAACTTTAATAAGAATGCTCTTTTTGGATCGATAGCTGTTGTTCTTGGATCTAAATCTTTTAAATTTACTGTTAAACCTTCATTAGAATATTGTTTAGCTGTGTCTATTTCATTATCTCCGGTTACTTGATTTGTAGATCCACCTGGTGCACTTTCAGTTTCTTCACCTTTAGGCGTTCCTGTTTCTTTATTTATTTTCTTTTGAATGTCTTCATTTGCTTTAGCCATTTTAATTGCTTCTTTATGATTTGGATCACCAACATAGTTAGGAACTGTTTCATATATATTATCATTTTCAGCTGCAGATTTAATCATTGAACGATCTATATCTCCTTCAGTTACTGCTACTGCAATATTAGAAGCTCTTTGTGCGTCCACATTGTGTTGAGCCATAATTGCATTTCTTAATTCCATTTTAGCCATTGCTACATTCACATCATCCATAGCTGTTGCTTGATCTATTTGCATTGCATCGTCAGGACTCATCATTGTTAGTTCACGATTTTGTGTAGCTAATCTTTCTTTATCTTTAACTTTTTTAACTAATTCATCTACGTCTTGAAAATATCTTCCATATTGTTTTGATTGATCAAAGTAACTTCTCATCTCTGATGCAATTTCTTTTTCTGATTTAGATCCTCTAACCGTTGTTGGTTGTCCAGGTAATCCTCCAGGAGCTGTATCTTTTAAGCCTGATCTTGTATATGAACCTACAGCAGGATTAGCTCCTAGTATCATTTTACCTACATCGCTTTTTCTCATTTCACTCATAGGTCTTCCACCAGTAAACACTAAATCCCTGTTAAATATATCCATTGCTTTTCTGTAAGATATATTATTTCTTTTTGCGTAATCTCTCACTAATTCTTTTTCATCAAAATAACTTTTTGTTCCACCTGAAGTAATTCCTAAGGCACCTATACCTAATGCAGATATTGGATTTGAATACGCAAATCTTGAGGGTGAAGATAAAGTTCTAGCGATAGTTTGTGATGCAGGTCCTTTACCAAAAGCAAAAGGAATAGAAGCTGCTTCGGTTGCACCTATTGCTGTTAATAATGGATCAGGTACTCCTGCAGCTGAAGCTCCGCCATATAATGCAGCAACACCTCCTAGACCTCTTAAATTTCTTCCAATATTTCTTGGTATAGCTTTTTTCCCATAGTCAGTAATATATTCTCCTGTTCTTTGATTGTATGAAAAACTTTTAGGCACTGGCCCTTGTTGTGTTAAAGGCACTCTACTATAGGGTCCTGGTGCAACTCCTGGTCCTTGTTGCATTAAAGGTCCTTGTTGAATGTATCGACCTACTCTTGCCTTAATAGGTTTAAGCACACCTTGTCTCAAAGCCTCTTTCCTAAACATAGGTCTATTTAGAACTTTGTTTATAGACATTAGGCCCTCTGTTGTTGATTAGGTGAGAATGCTGCGAAAGCTCCTAGTCCAGTACCAACTGCTTGAGCAAGTGGGCTAGTTGATGGAGCAGTTCCCATTGTTAAACCTGATTGTGTTTTAGGCCCTGCAGCATACAAGTTAGCTAAGAACTCAGCTCTTTGGTATGGTTCGTATTGTTGTTGTAATGTAGTTTGTCTTTGTGCATCTAAAGCAGCTTGTGCTAATTGTCTTTGAACACCACCAGCACCGAACAATTGGTTAATGTCTTGTTGAGCCATTTGCTGTTGCTGTGCACCTAATGCTCCTAACTGTTGTCCAGCAGCTAAACCAACTTGTTGTTGTCTTTGTGCTGCACCTAGTGCAGTACCAAAACCTTGTGCTTGAGCTTCACCCATTGCTTCTAAAGTTCTTCTTTGTAATTCAGCTTGTTGAACACCTTCTCTTCCACCACCAAATGCACCGGAACCTACAGCTTGACCTGCTAATTGATTTTGCATCATTTGACCTTGTCTACCAATTTCATTTGTTACATATTGTTGATATGGATTTAAATATTGTGAAATTTGTTGTGCACCAATTGGAGCTGCAGCACCTGTAATTTGTGCAATACCTTGTTGTAAAGTTGGAGCACCAACACCAGTAGTTCCGGCTGCAGTAATTCCTTGTTGTTCTAACGCAGATAAAGGTGATACTTGATAAGCAGGTAACGTAATAGGTTTTTGAGCAACCTGTCTTGCTATGTCCATCAACTCTATTTTTCTTTGTTCTATACCAGGAGCTTCTCTTACAAACGATGTTTGTGAAGATGGTGCTGCTGCAGGTGCTGATGATCTTCCTCCGCCAAAAAAACTCATATTATATCCACTTCTCTAATTGTACATGTTTCTTTTTCCATCCCCATTTTTTGGAAACTCTCTCCCAACCAGGTCTGGCCATGATGCTAAGTCTTTTACATTTATTGACTGTAGCAAATTCAGTAACACTTTGTATTAAAGAGTCTTCCCATAGATCTCTTCTTTTACCAGTGCAAATTATTATTTCGTATTGAAGATAGTTTGGCATCTCTGCAATACGCCCAACACAGATACCAAATACTTTATTTTCTTCTGACTCATCAGAACCAAACATAATCCAACATTGCATGTGATCTTTTTTTAATTGTTCCATAACCCAAGAAGAATCTGCATACTTACCAGAAAAAGCTAATGCTTCTGCCACCATAAACTCAGCGAGTGGCCAAAATTTTTCTATGTCTTTTGGTTCTAATGGTAAAATACTAACTAAAGGTTTAATTTGTTTTTTGTTTGCTGTTGCCATTTTTCTCCTTCAATAAATCAAATACTCTTTTGTATCTTGCTTGTTGTTCATAGAAATATTTAGCGCCTTTTTCTCTCATATCCTTCATACTATTTGGATTAGCTCCAGCTATGATTCCAGCACCTAATACTCCATCTGCTCTTGTTACAAACTCTCCGTCTGCTAATTGAGCTAACATTGTATCTTCGTCCTTATCTCCGTTTCCAGATCCGTCCTCTACATAACCTGATGCTCTAACATAATTGTTTGCATCGTTTTCGTCATGTGAAACTTTTGATGGAAGATAGTTAATACCACCTTCATTAAACTTTTTAATTTCTGCTAGTCCACCAGTTTTTAATCTTGTTCTATTCATTGCATAAGGACCACTAACAAAGTCACCTCTGTTTGCAGGATCAGCTTCTGGTGCATAAACTTTTTCATACGCTTTCTCTTGTCCTGTAGTAGGATCAATGTAAGTGTAACTAGGTCTTTGTTCTCTTAAAGTTGCGTAACCAACGTTATAACCTGGTGTATAAATATCAGTTGGTCCTTGATCAAATGCACCTAATGCAAATGGAATACCTCCAGCAGCTATAGCAACTTTTAATGGATCATAACCACTACCATCTTTTTTTCTAAAAATATCTAATAATGATCCACCTTCAGTGTTTTCTAAATTTGTCATTGTTCTTGGATCTCCAACGATAGCACCTTCTTGTCCTATGAATTGTCTTCCTTGTGAAGATGGTGTGAACGGAACTACTTGTTGTCTTGGATTATAAGCCCCTGGTAATTTTGCTAACATTTCTGGTTGACTAGCTACAAAAGCTTTTGTTGCATCTGATCCTGGAAACATTGACATACCAGCAGAACCTAAAGCATATCCACCATAAGCACCTGTTGCACCACCTAGTAATGCTCCTAATCCTGAAGCTCCAGATTGTCTTGCTTGTTGATATCCTTGGTAACCACCATATGCGCCTAATGCGTAGGGTAATAATGCTAGTGGATTCATATAATTACAATTCTCCTTTAAAGATCTTTAAATATGAAATATTACCATTTTACTTAGGTAATATCAACTCATCAGCAAATCGTCCTTGATACTGATGTTCACCTATATGAGCTATAGGGTCATCAATAAAGGCATGACATTTACCACCTATTTCTCTCCATAATTTACAGAAAGAAAAATCTTCGCCTAAATAAGTTTTAGTTTTTGGGTCGTGAATAGTATCAAAAAAATTCCACATATGAGGTTTATCTACATATTCGCCATTTATAACTGTTTTTTGTACAATTTGTTTATCTGGGTAAGCTTTAATCATTTTGTCAAACACTTGTCTTTTAATTAACATACATCCTGTTGGACTATGAGTTACTTCGATTACACCTCTTTCAACATTTACATTATTAGTGTTTTCTATTTTCATCGGATAGGTGTGTAACCATTTTCTAATATCATCAGGCTTTTCAATCTCACCATTTTGCATTTTTCTAAAAGCTTTATCCCACATTAAAGTTTTTAATGGATAAGGTATTGAAATAACATCTTTGTCTCTTTCAATCATTTTAAATATAGATTCCGCATTAAATAATATGTCAGAATCAATAAACAACATATGTGTCATACCAGATTCAATAAACCCAGATACACATAAATTTCTACCCTGTGTAACTAAAGATGACTTCATAATTTGAAACGCAACTTGTACATTTCTTTTAATGCATTCTTTTTGAAACTCTAGTAGTCCTTGGGCATAATGAATAGAACATTGATCGTGTACGGGTGTTGCAACAAATACTGAATAAGGTGCTTCATTTAATTGTAACTTAGCCGGTGGCCGTTGTCCGTTATCCGTTTTCCACATAGGAGTAATCTTTTTTACTCCATCAACTAATTTAGGTTTAGGCTTTATTGTGCTCACTGATGGCTCCTCTCAAAAAGCTTTCCCATTCCATTCCTTTTTTATTCCAGTTATAAAATCTTTTATAGAATAATTGTTGCTGCTCCAAGTGATCTTGTATAAAAGGCTCGTGTAAATAACTTGCTGCAACTTTAATTGCCTCAGCGGTTCCTCTTGCCATTTTTTCAAAGTCTTCTATGTAATTTATATACACAGGCCATTCTGCACAGGTTTCATATAATGCACCATAGTTATTAGTAACAACGTGAACACCTGATGCTAAAGCCTCAAGAGCAGATACACAGGATGTTTCTTCAAAGGTACTTGGATACACAAACATATCGTAGCTTGGCATCACCTCTCTTATGTATTCATTTGTTTTATAACCAATATAATTTACATTTGGTAATTTTTGAGCCTGTTCATATAAAGGTTTAAACTGATCATCATTCTGTTGTTTAAATTGATCACCATAAACCTGTGTAGATGAATAAACATCTAACGTGATGTTGGGGTCAGTAATTTCTTGCATTGCCCTTAATAAAACATTTAAACCTCTCCATGGAGTGCAGTGATGTATTAATTTTATAGGGTCGCCTTTTTTATATATTTTTCTTTGTGGAAAAGATTCAATACCATTTTTAATTACAATAGATCTATCCGTTGGTATATCAAAAAAGTATCTAAATTTTTCATAGTTCCAATGTGAGTTGAATACATACCAATCATATTCTTTGTGTCTTTCTTTATTACCAAAGAACTCTTGTAGGTTTGGTTGGTCATATGAATTTTTCTGCCAAAGTATATTTACTTTATTAGAATCTAACGGTACTTTGCCGGGTACTGAGGTACATATCTGTACTTTATCCAATAATTCTTTACTAACATATTTCTCCAGTAGTTCGTGTTGTATTTCTGTTGCGCCTCTAGGTTTCATAAAGATTCTCTAAAATTTTGTAAGTTGTAACTCCTACTTCTCCATTATATTCTGGACTACAACAAATAAAAATTAAATCGTAATTTTTATTTTTTATTTTGTTAATGTCAAAAGTAAATGAGTAATCTTTTATATTTTTATAAAATGAAGGTGAATATTCTTTCCAATTAACTGGTTCCGAATCGGTATTACAAATCCAATGATAATTTATTTTTTGTGGAAATATTTGAAGTAAATGATAGAGCCAATTACCTTCGTGCAAAAAAGAATTTTTTTTTAAGTCATATCCTGCATCATGGTGATGATCTATATTTACTATATCACATTCTTCAAAATTTAAATTAAAATATTTATTTATATCGTGATGCATGTATGAAAAAAATATTTTATTGTGGTTATTTAATATTGGTATTAAAAAAGATAAAAGATCTGTTTGATGTTTTAATGTTAAAACCCAATCACAATCGATTGATAAAACCCTATATTTTTTTAACATTATTCTTTTGTTTTAGCACCCATTGAAACTCTTGTCACTTTAATTTCTAGATCTTGTCTAAAATCATCAGCTTTTGTATCAGTATTAGGGTCAGCTACATCGGCATCGAAATCTTCTTTACTAGCATATACTTTACCAGATCTTTTATGTTTAATAATTTCTTTTGCTTCAGCGGGTATTTTAATTAAATCACTCATAATTATCTTCCTTGTCTGTTATACTTCTTATAATCTCTTTTTTCATTTTTGTTAAGTGTTTTTTTATGACGCCCTGGACGTTTCTTAGGTTTTGGTCTAGGTACGAAATGTGTAAATTTTTGTTTAGCCATTTTTATACCACGCCACTATAACATATCGTTTTCCTTTTTCTAGTAGGTCTACTTTATGCATTTTATCTGATGAGAATAATAATATCTTCCCTGTTTTTGGAATTGTTTTATATTTTTCAACAGTAGTTTCACCGCCTATATAACCATCATTTAAATAAGTTATAGTGGTAAAATCATAATATTCTGTATCATCGTGCCAAACATGAGATTCACCTGGAGGCCAATAAATTAATTCTATATTATCTAAAACTTGAGTAGGTTTTATTTTTTTATATAAATTAATAATGTTAATTATTATAGGGTCTTTACTATTTAAATGCATTAAATCTATTTTTTTTCTTTTATGAAAAAGATGTGATTCTTCTTCATTCTCATGAAAAAAATCTATTAAATACTTACAAATGTTTGGATGTAAAAAATTTTCTAATTCAATCATTAACCATTTTGATCTGATCTATTTATTTCTAAGATAGATACCACAGCTGAGACTGAATTGGTAGTGTTACATTCAATATTTAATGTGTCACTCTCTTCAAGAATAATTGGTCCTTTAGCTATATTACAAATAGTTGGCCCAGATATGGACGCATAAGCTATTTGTATTGTAGATGTATTTGTTGCATCTGTAATGCTTGCTTTTAATATTTTTGATCCAGATTCGTTTGTTACTTGTATGTTTTGAATAATAGCTCTTGAGTCTGATGGTGACGCATACACTGTCACTGCTGCAGTAGTATTAGGATCATAGAATGCGTTTTTATATACGTTTGCCATTATGTTAAATCAACCCATTTTAATGTACCACAAATATCATCTCCATTAGAAGCTCCTTTGGCACATAAAGTTAATGTATCAGAAGTACCAGCAATTGTCTGTCCTAGCTGATACTCAAAATTAAAACCATCTTGCGCAAACTGTAAATTATTTGCACCTTTACCAGATAAATAAGCCTGTCCAACAATTGTTCCACCTGTAATTGTTGTAGTTCCAGTTAAATCATATTCTACATTATCTGAATAACTTGTGTACGAAAATGCAGTAGATGGTGTAGCATTTAATCTAAGTTCTATTTGAAAATCAGAGTTAGATATTGCTGATGCGGCAATATCTATTGGCACAATAACAGCATAAGGTCTTGATGATTTCAATCTTATAGTTGCTAAGTTGTAATAAGTTCCAGCTGTTGTTAAATTAACTCCTCCAAGAGAGGCTGTTCCTATGGATTGTCTAAGTCCTCCAGGAGCATAACCACCTTCAATCATAGTTGTTGAACATACTTGTTGTAATACTGCTGCACCTGATATAGTGCCTGTTGTTTCTATTTCATATCGTATCGGTAAGTTTGCTGATTGCATATAAACAGTTGATAAGTTATTTGCATTTAAAAATGTATGAGCAACAATAAATTTACCATCAATTACAAACCCAACTCTAACAGCTCCCATACCTAACCATTCATAATCAGAAAACATTATAGTTGCTTTAGTTGGGTCTAATGTATAACCAGAAGCTCCTGTACCATCTAGTTTATCTCCATTCCAAGCTGATTGTAGAATAGGATCATCAACACTTGATCCTGATGTATACGATCTTCTTACTATCTGATAAGCAGTTCCTGTGTCCTCAAAAAATATTCCATTATTTGCATCAAACATTCCAACTCTTTGTTCTAGACCAGATTCTTGTGCATTCATTACAAATGTATTTAAATTTAATAATGACTTACCTGGTTGATAGGACATTACTCTTTTAGATTGTCTAATAACTTTATCACCACTAGCGGTAGTAACATTTAAATTAACTGTAGATTTATTTGAGGTATAAGTAACGGTTCCTGATCCAGTTAAATCTTCATCAAATAAATTATTTTTAGATAATACATTTGTTGAATCAAATATAGTAAGTGGATTAGAAACTCTTAATCTTCCAAATGCATCATAGGCAGTAGATCCATCTCCACCACCAATAACTGTAGGTTCTACATTTACGTTGTTACATCCTTGGCTCATATTACCTCATTGTATACCAAGAAACTCTTTCGACTTCTTGTTTTAATTCTTCTTGAAAAGAAGTATTTAATTTATCTTTCAACGTTCTTAATGACTGAGATATCTGTCTTTGGTTTTCCTCAGTGTATGTTGGTGTTGGTTCTGGTATATTAATATCTACTTTAGCCATTATCCCCTCATACCGTCTGGTTGAATATCTGCTCTAAACGTTCCAAATCTCCAATTTTGATCTGTTGAAGTATTAGCAATTTTTAAACTAGCAAATCTAGATCTTGCACGGGTATCTACTTTATCTGTAGAACTTGTGATTGTAAATGGTCCTAAAGGAGACGATGCTGCAGCATCTGTTGGGTAATCTCTCAAATTAATTGTAATTTGAGCATTACCAGTTAATAATTTAAAATCAGGTACAAACCTTCTCATAGACATAAACATTTGACCGTCACCTTGTACAGCTAGATCAAAATCTCCAGATTGTATAAATGCCGAAATTGCTGTTTTGTTACCTGCAGAGTCTACTTCATTATTACCAACTTCATGAGCGTAATAGGTGCTTGCACCATTTATATTAGTTACACCTTGTATTGTCGGGAAAGTAGGTGTCCCTGATCCGTTGAACTGTGTTGCGTATGGATTGTCATACAATGTCGAATCATGCCAAGATGTTCTGGCTAATGATCCTGTTGTCCATACATTTTCTGTATAATTATATGTTACAACTCTATCTACGTTGGAAGAACCGTTTTTAGGATAAAACCAACTAATTTCTTCATACAAATGATTTAATCCGGAATACACTTGCTCCCCTCCAGTGTAATTTATTCCTAAATTATTTCCTTTATTTGTAAATACAAAATCTTCTACTAAACACGGCAATGATTTAACAGTACCATCAAATACAAAAAACCCTCCTGCTTGACCCATCCAAAAAACTTTTCCATTAACATATTTTAATGCATGTTGTCCAATCAAACCACAATTGCTTCCTACTTGTCTAATTGAAAAAGTGAAAGGGGGTCCAACAAATTGCATTACATATGCAGAAGTGTCAGTTAATATTAATATGTAGTCTTTTGCTTTTGCTGCACCTACAATTTTAACACCGGAATCTAACCTAAATGTTCCTGCTGTATTTATTGATGTAGGAGTATAATCATTTATGTCCTCTTGATCAGAAAATCTAATAAACATTTTATCTTGAGTCCCTGCTGAACCAATGGTAGTTTCTGTTCCAAGAATAATTAAATGTCTATCTCTTTCAGATACGATAGACATGACCGATTTTGTTGGAGCATTGGTTACAGCAGTAGCTCTTGTAGTAAGTGCCGTAGGGTTAGCTCCTAATGTATTCCATTCAAATGTTTTTCCATTTTTAATTGTTGCAATAAGTTTTTGTCCAAAATGATCTAAAGACCATGAAGCAGGATCAAGAATTACTGAACTTGTGATAGATGCTGAACCCCAACCTGTGTAAACTTCGACAGAAGATCCATCTGCATGAGCAGATCGTGTACCTGCTACATCTCTTGTAATATTTGTTAAATTATTGCCCGATATTCCTGTGTATGAAATAAATTCAGCTCCAACTTTTATTGTACCCGATGTTGGAAATCCTGTTACTGAAGAAAGTGTTATTGAAGTTCCCACACCTCCAGTACCGTTGGTATCGTCTAATAAAGCTCCATTTAAAGTGCTTACAACCCCAGTAGCTCCACCCCATGAAGATGTTCCCCAACCAAATCCTGAGCTTTGGTTTAAAGGTCCTACTTTTACATATGGATTAATAGTAGCTGCACCACTCGCAGAGGTAGTGGCTGTGGCTGCACTTGCCATGGTGATTGTAAAAGTGTCTATTGTAGCAGTAACAACTTGAAAGGTGTTTGTTTCAAAATCAGCAGCAACAAAACCTGCGCCTACCGGAGGAGTTACTGAAGTAAATTTGAATAAATCTCCTGCGACCAAACCATGTGAAATTTTATTTACAGTAACAGTTGCTGAAGTATTTGTTGTGTCAAAAGTAATTCCTGTAATAGCAGTATCTAAAGGGGTAATATCGTAAAAAGCTCCTTCATAATAAATGAATAAACCCTTATTAGTTCCTAGTGCTGCATATTTTCTACCATCTAAATCAGCCCAAACAAGCTGTTCTCTTACAGCTCCTACTACAGTTTTACTTATAATTTGACTCCAACCACCTATTTTTTCTGGTAATCCATATCTAAATCTAACAAAATCTCCATCAGTCCATTGGCCTTCTGCTCCTACTGATGTGACTTGTTTATTAAATCCGGGTGCTATTTGTACATTTGTTAAAGGCATATGCTATTATACCTTAAATAGTGCTTTAGTTAAACCTAGTCCTCTTTAGGCTTTTTTACTTTAATTTCATCACCCACATTAGACATTAAATTTTTATGCTCTTCGTCCATTTTTTTTTGAAAATCAACAAATACTCTCATAAATAAATTCATGAAATGTTTTAAAAATTCTTGTGATAGTTCAAGTTTTTTATGTTTAATTAATATTTTAATTTCTTCTTCTGAAAATAATATTTCAGCTGTTGCATCTTTTTTTTGTCTTATTATCATTTTTGAGTCCCCCAATAAGGTCTTTGATCCATGTAACAATTTTTATTTTCACCTTCAGCATCTACATAATGCAAAAAACATTGAAATTGATGATCGCCTTTAAATTCTTCTCTCCAATGTTCAAGTTCACAACCTAAATAAACAACTCCATCTCCGCTTTCAAGATGTACAGGTGTTCCATCCATAAAAATAGGCCAAGGTGTTTTATCTCCATTTATATTTACTGTTACACTAATTTCACAAGAAGGTCTATCACTGTGTTTTTTTAAATCACTATACTTGGTATACACTCTCCAAAATGCATAAGTTGGTAATAATTTTTTACCAGTTTCCTTTTCCATAATTTCTTTTTTTATTAACATTAAAGATTCCATAACGGGATCAGCATAAAAAAAACTGTCCCCTACACCAGTTTGTAAAAAATCAAATTCTTTAAAATTAGTTCTATGTTTTATTTCACAATATAAAGACAGTAAATCTACTTCATCTTTTGATAAAAAATTTTTAATTACTTTATATTTAAAATCTTTTCTTATAATGCCCATGCTACTACTGAATACCTTTCTCCTTCTATAACAGGAGTTACCATATGAGGAAACAAAAAATTACTCGGCCAAACTATTAGCCTGTTTTGTTTTTTTTCTACTGTACTTGTTTGATTGGATCCTGGATACTTAAAAATTAAATCACCACCTTCATAATTTTCATTTACCAAAAAAATACAGCTAAAAGTTCTGGATATCGCTGTACCATGATCTACATGAAACATGTAGTGACCACCTTTTTGATATTTCAAAATTTGAATATCCATTAATCTAAAAGGTCCATCTATAGAATGTATTTTTAGATAGTCTTTTATTCCATTTGTAAAAACAAAAGATAAATAATTTGCCCAATGCACTTCTGTTAGGCTTTTAGTGCCTAAATTTTTTAAAATGTGGGTTTTTACGTCTCTAACATTTTTGTTGACAGTATTATCTTTCCAGGAATTCTTTTTACCTACTAAAGCACCTGGAGTTAAATTTAAATCAAATTTACAAAATTTTAAAAATTTTTTTACAACTTCTTCAGGCATTGCATTATCTTTAATAAAGATATAATTATGTAAATCAAAACTCATTTAAAAGATTTTTTATTCCAATATTTTTTTTTGTAATTATTAATAATAAATTTTTGCATAAAAAATTTATCTTTTGTAAATTTTTGCTCATCTAATTTTTTTACTTTCATTTTCCATTTTTCTCTTTTAAAAGGAATTAACTGAACGTAAGGTGTTCCTCTTTTTAGAGTAGTTATTAAAGTAGGGTATTTGTCTCCATTAAAAACAATTGGAAAATTTATTTCAACATTAAATGTATCAGTATCTACTATTCCTGGAATTATTGAAAACCTATCATCAGTATTATTTAGAGGGGGAACAAAAAGAGTAGAATACCCTGGAGGTGTTTTAATTATCCAAGGATTTAAAATTTTATGAATGGCTAAATTTTTATTTTTTTCTAAGTGAGGACTTCCTCTTAATTGTCTTGGAGGATGAATTTCTAATTTTTTAGCATAATTTAAATTTATTTTTTCTGAAAGTTTATTAATAGCTTCTTGACTACTAGCTGATCCTGTACCACGTTTACCTTCATCTTCAATATTATGTTCTACATGATAATCTAAAGGCATTTTTAAAATATATCCTGTACTTAAAGTATCCAAAAAAGGAATACAACCTTTTACAGTTTTTAATTGTATTGAACTTTCTAATTTTTTATACCATTCTGGCATATTAATTTTTGCAGGAATGGGTAAATTGTCCTGATTATTTTCTATAAATTCATCTGCAGCTTCAAAAGTTATAATGTTTTCAAACATTATTTTGTATATAATTTTTTATGGAATTTGTAAAGGATGTAAATAAAATATAGAATTTTCCTCACAATACTCTTCCCAAGATTTATTTAAGGGAAAGGTAACTGTTGAAGTGTCAAACGAAGATAAATAATTATAATAGTTTTGACATTGATTATAAATTGGTTTTGAGTGATTTGATTCGGGACCAAAAAAATGACTAAGTTTTGTCATTACGTTTTGAATATATTCATTTAACTCTTCAGAGTTTTGTATTGTTTCTGGTTGTTCCTGAATAATAACTTGGTTGTTATCATCAATAACACAATTTGCTTGAGTTTTTTTTAATTTTAAAAAATCTGAATCACTTATTATTTTAAATTCACCTGCTGCAGATACATTTAATTGATTTTTATCAGCATCATTTTCTGCTATTCTATAAGTTTCTCCATTTTCAACTAATACATATGCCATTTTTAACTTCCTCCGTCATCCCAAAAGAATACTGCACCTGGTGCAGAAGTGACTCCGGCAGTTTCTCCAAACATTGTATGACCAAAAGGACGTCTAGCCGGGTTATATAAAGCATAATCCGCTCCAGGCTCGTTTCCAGGATTTCCAGCAGTTGTAAAAGGTCCTGAACCATTACCACCATTTGCTACTAATATAGTCGTAGGGCCAGCAGGATCTGTAACCGATGATGCGCCTCCATTACCTCCTCTTGCAGGAGGTGAAGGGGGTGCAGGAGTACCTCCACCACCAACTGAATAAGAGTAAGTGGTTGAAGCACCGATAGGGCCAGAAAAGAAACCTCCCCCGCCATTTCCTCCTGAAGGTGCACCTGGTCTATTTCCTCCACCACCTCCAACGGCATAACCGTAAAAATGAGTGGCATTTGCTGGAGTTGTAAAATTTCCAGAAGATGGTCCATATGCTAAAATTCTTGTAAAATAAGCTCCATCCCCACCTGCACCACTTGCTGCAGCTGTGATTCTTCCTTGAGCATCTACAGTAATGTTAGCCGTTGTATATGATCCTGCAGTTACTGCAGTATTTGAAAGTTGATCTGGACCAACAGCATCATTAGCAATTTTTGCAGTTGTAATTTGTAAATCTGAAATCTTTGCAGTTGTAACTGAATTGTCAGCTATCTTTGCAGTTGTAACTTGGTTTGCAGAAATTTTTGCACTTGTAATTGAGTTGTCATCTATTTGAGCAGTTGCAATTGTTCCACCTAAAGTATTTAATGCTATTTCATTTAAATTAGTTCCATCAGAATAAGCAGCAACGATTGCAGCTTCGCCTGCAGTGAAACCACTTCCAGTTGCAGTTTTAACTGTAAGATTTGTTACACCTGTTACAGCAGATAAATCAATAATGTAAAATTTTTCAATTCCATCTGGAATAGTTACAGTAGATGCAGTTGTTAAAGTTCCAGTGAATTTAAGAACCATATTTCTTGCATTTGATAATGCAGCATCAGACATTGCAAGAGCAACCGTACCACCATCTGATAATGCAATTGATTCAAAACCAGCAATTGCTTGTTGTACTAAATTTAAATTTGTATTTGTTTTATCACCCCATGTACCAGCGTTTTCGCCAGTAACCATTAGTTCAAGTTTTAGATCTGTAGAATAACTAGATGCCATAAATTTTGTCTCCTAAATAATTATAATATTACCTTAATCATGCAGCTAAATCAACCTCTGTCCATACATTGTTTACTCCAGGATCAATTTCTTCCCACGCAGTTACCTCTACGAAATCTAAAGAAAGTGAAGCTGAAATACCAGTAACTTGTATATTAGCTATACCAGTAACTGTAACTGAACCTACAGAACCTGTCAATTCTATACCAGAAACACCCACTATTTGTTCAGGGATTTCTTCAGCTGTGCCTAATGATAAAGTTAATTCTTGTCCTGTAGCAGGTTCGTTTGTAGACTGCTCTAGAGCAATTGTGCCTATTGTTGATGTTAGTTCAATACCGGTTACTGGGACTTCTAATAGTAGCCCTGCTTCAGCTGTGCCTTGTGATAGTGTTGCTTGTGTTCCAGTAACATTTACATTCGCATCAGCTTGGAATGTTAATGAACCAACAGATCCATCTAATTGATCTGCGGCTGCTAATACAAATATGTCTTGATCAATTTGAATAGAAATTGCAGGACTTGCAAAAGTAGTTGTCAGTTCAGAACCAGTTACATCTATAGTCACATCAGTAAATGCACTTTCATCTCCTAAAGATGAAGTTAATTGAATACCAACTCCTTCAGCAGGAATTACTGAATAATTAACACCCCAACCTAAATTTCCATAAGTATCCCTTCCCCAACCGGCACCTATTAAAAACTGTTCATCAATAGTGACAGCACCTGGTGTTGTAGTTAATTGTGAACCGGTAACGTTCTGTTGAATACCTCTAGCAATATCTTCTTCTCCTATAGAAAGGTTTGCTTGAATGCCTGTGAGTGATACATTAGCTGATGCACCTGCAACAGCTTCTGCGTTTGTAGATGTGAGTTGTGAACCAGTTACATCAACGTCAGCGTTAGCTTGAGTTGAAGATGTTCCTATAGATGTAGTTGCTGATATGCCACTGACTGAGACGGTTTCGTCAGATAGGTCTCCCCATTCTGATGCTCCCCATGTTTTATTACCCCACCCAGTAGCCATATCATTTTATTTCCTTAATTATGCAATTCTTAAAATTGCAGCAGAAGTTGTGAATGCAGGGAACTGGATTGTAAATGTTCCAGAAGTTGCAGTCTTGTCTCCACCGAAATCTAACACAGCAACTGCTTCAGTAGTACCTGTACCACCATCAGTTGTTGTATTGTAAATTAAAGCACCTCTTGCTGTTAGTGTTACACCAGTAAAAGATAAATCAGAAAAGTCAGTAATAGCGACTCCTGATGAAACTTTAACACCTTGGTTTACTAAAGCTTTACCACCTGCAGTGTAACCTGCTGGTGAAGATACTTCGTTTGTTGCTGCGTAGTTAGTTGTTGATGCACCTAATACAGCATTAGAAGTAAACATTGCTAATTTGAATGTATCGCCTCCAGCTGAATCAAAATCATGCTCACCACCTAACAATTGCTTTTTGAATGAATTGCAAATTGCATTAGTTGTAATAGCCATAATTGTTCTCCTTTAAAATTACGTATTTGGTGATGGTGAAGGTATTTTAATTCTTGGTACCCCATCATCATATTCTGCACGTCTTCTTCTCCCCATTTGTTGAAGAGCAAAATTCTGTACTTCTTCATCATACTTTGTTTTGTACAAGTTGTACATATCCATGGGGCCTTTTAAATAAGAAAAAGCTTCAGTTAACACACCATGTAATAACATTGATTCTTGATAAGTAGATAAAAATGTATTGTTAGTTGATGTAAATTCTGGTGGATCTGTAATATAATTAATTTGTACAGTGTATGCAGAATTAGGTATAGGAGCTACTAAAATAGTATTATCGTTCCAATTAGCCCAATATTTAGGAAGACCTGTTGCAGCATTATTATTGTATTCAGAAATAAAACTTGTATCTCTTTTCTCTAAAAAAGTTCTTGTTGAGCCATTAATCACTTGAACAGATCTTATAATAGTTAAATCAGCGGGTAAAGTTACGTATCTATTGCCACTTGTGAATGTAGATGTTGCATATTTTCTTAAATCATCATAATCAACTTTTCCTGCAACATCGAGTTCAATGTTTCTTATAAAATCTTGAATAATTTGATCAGTTAAAACTGTATTTCCTACTTCTGTATAATTTCTTACTTGTGTTAAAAATGCTGAATGTGTTATTGCCATTATGTAATACTCACTGTTACGGATTTAATTTGAATAGACATTTGTCTTCTTCTATTCTGTAATGATGGATCTGCAGGTTTCATCTCTGACGTGCCTTGATTAATAAAAGCAAAGTCTCCTGGTAATGCTAAATTTGCTACACCAACAGAAGCTCCACCTGAATCTGCTTGAACACCATTTCTATTTGTTGGTTGTTGAAATCTTTGTGGTCTGGTATTTTGTAAAGCAATTGCATCAGCCACTGTTCGTCTTCTTCTTATTTGTGGATGTTTTGGTTCAAATTCTGAATAATGAACTAAAGAGCCGTTCCATTCTTTGACCATTTCATTATATGGAAATGCCATACCTGATCTGTCAGAAATAGCTAATGCGTTTTTACCTGTAGCAAATTTTGGCATTATTAAACTCCATTAGGATAAAAAGATTGTGGAGTAATAAATGTAGATGCTCTTTGACCATCTTCATCTAAGGCTCTTTTCAATTCATCCTCATAAATTAATTTATTTTGTTGCACTAACTGAGGTGCTTTTTTCATAGCTAGGTAATAAGCTAGTCCAGCACACATACAAGGTAAAAATCTATACGCAACATCTGCGTCATTTGTATATGCACCTGCATCTTCAATTCTTTTTATTACATAAAATTTTAGTGTAGTATAAGTATTCAAATCTGGTGCTTGATATAAATATATTTTAGGGGTTGTTTGTCTATCAACATAATATTGTGATGGTTGTCCAGTTGCTAACTTGTTAGGTAAAGCAGCGTATGCTGATCTATCAATTTTTGTTAAGGAAACATCTTGTGTGTTTGCATTATTTGAAGCTGCTGCTGTTGAAGAAACATAAGCCTCAAGCACATCATTTACATCTGTTGATACTGAATATTCGGCTTGTCCAGAAACTAATGAAATTTCATCAAGTTCTGTTTTCCAAAGATGAATACCTCTATTGCCCCATTCAGCAAATAGTAGGTCTAGACTTCTTCTAGCTGAACGCATATCATAACCAGAAGTGGTGCTAAGACCACATCTTTCATAACCTTCATCAATAACTTCATCAATATTCAGGTTAAAACTAGTAGTTCCTGATGTAGCCATTTAAATATTCTCCTTTTTAGCGGCCGCTTTGAGAGTGTAAAGCTTCTCCTTTTTGCGGTTGTACAACTTATCTGATTGTACCACCTTTAAACTAAATTTTGAAGACCTTAGGTTTTTTGCTACTGGGTTTCTTTTTAACTTGTAATTTTTTCTTTTTTTCACCTCTAGCACCTCTAAGTTTTCCATCTATTTGTTGTGGTATTGATGATCTTCCTATTGGCATAAATCAACCGCCTTTCCTATTATGGGTTTATATTTTACTCTTTTATCTTCTCTATATGCTCTCATATATTGTCTTCTTGGATTATAAGGCACCCAACTTACGTGAACCCATCCACTATTTGGTTCTCCTGGCGTATAGAATTCTAAAATTAGTTGGTCTGGTTCACAAGTCCTATATATCCAATCTGCCAATTCTGCATTGTCCACGCCAATTACCTCTATGTCTGCGGCCTCAGCTTTGGCATGCTGTGAATTTTCTGAGCTACCAATAGCTTTACAAAGTTCTGGACTTCTAAATCCGCTAGTCACCTTAACTCTTCCGAATTGATCTCGTACTGGCTGAAGTACATTTTCACACAGTTGTTTTAACTTATCAATCTGGTCACCGTTAGGTTCATTATGAATGTTTAATCGAATTGCAGTATCCGATTTGATGAGTTCTTGAAGCGTAAAATTACGTGTCAAATTCATTTTAATTTCCAAAGTAATTTAAATTTATAATATATCTTTTTTCAGTGTCTGGGGAAAGAATTGCTCTGTGTTCAACATTACCTTTCATTAATAAAATTTTATTTTCCTCTGCTTTAATAAATTCTATCTTATCATTATTTTTTAATTCTGTACCACCCTCAGTGGTGTTTAAATAAAATACTGCAGTATAATTATCATCATAATAGTCTGTATGCCATCTAGATTTTTCATTGTAAAATAATGAAGAAAGTAAAAGGTTAGCTCTTGCCTCTAATAAAGCTCTAGGTTTTAGTTTTTCAAAAATATTTTTTAAACACTCGTGGAAATATGTACTATTAATTTGATTTTTTTTAAAAAAAGAATGTATAAAAAATCCCCCTTTAATTTCAGTATTGCCTCCTACAAAAAACCAAGGAAATTCTTGATGAGTTATTATATTTTTAACTTTTAAAAATTCTTCTTTTTCAAGAAAATTATTAAAAGTTTTGTAATTCATTTTGATTTGATAATTTTCTTTATACTTATACTACCATCAATATTTTTTTCAAGCTCTGCTTCTACAGTCCCGCACATGTATTGAATATTAACATTTACATCACGTTCCGCAAGGCGTTTTCCCTTCAAACAATCTGACATAGATTCTTTTATTCTATGTTCTTTAAGCTCTCCTGCTATAAACATACAAAGAGCAACAACACTACTAATGACCGTTTCCATTAGCAAATTCCCGTTGTTTGTCTTTTAATTTTTCTATATCTTTTTGAGCCTTATCTAATTGCTTCATTAAGAATTCTATATTAACTTTATTAGTCATATTCATCTCTTGAGTCTGTTGCATTTTTTCTACTTGTTTATATAGATCTTCGATAAGCATGAACTGCTCAGAATCAGCGGGCAACGAACCCATTAAACCTCTTGGCCATTTTATTCTAAACTCTGTGTTATCTTCAACATCTGCTTCCATTAATTGTAATCGAGTATGATGTTGGTTTTGTGTTTCAATCAAACCAAAATAAGCCCAGGTGCCGATTGCGACAAGACCAATCAAACTGGCAACCGTCTTCATAGGCATCTGCACGGAAGCCTCCTCAGAGATAGTGAGTGGTTTCTTTATTGACATGACAGGCACTCATCTGAACCAGAATCTAATTCAGCTAATGCCTCCTCTTTACAATCCTGACTACAGAATTGATCTAGTTCATCTTTTGGTTGAAACTCTTTTTCACATTGTTTACAATTTTTCATGCTTAGCTCCATAACCAGTTAACATATTTTTTCCAAAGCTTTTTAATAAATTTCCACATCTTTATTTTCCTCCACTTTATTGAAATTGCAACAACACTATTATCCACCCAAGCAAAGGCCTCGTCAATAGCAGCAAAAAATTTATATATAAATTTATCTATCATTTCTTTTCCATTTCATAGAACATTTTATCGCTATCTTCTGTAACCATATCGTTATCTTCCGCATCCCAATAAGTAGTTTGGACTCTATAGTCAGGCCAACTGTTATCAGTAGTGTATGAAGTAACATGCCACAAAATGCGATTATTAGGCTGAGCAGCATAATTCCCGTTATCAAGCTCCAGTATATGTGCACACTTATGTTCTTGAGGAATTTCAGAGTGTTCCACGTCCAAGATATTAGTGTCTGGATGTGCCCAATCAATTGTGAATAAATATTTGCCATGATAAAACTTTTTATCTAGTCCTAAAAATTTTCCTTTTAGACCATCCAACCAATCAAAGCAAGTAACACTAGGCCAATAACTAAAACAGTTCCACAGTTCCAATTCGTTCGTCTGCATATTCGGCACATCGGCTCGGTCATACGGTTTTTGGAAAAACGCTGAGATAGGCAAACGCCAAAAGCATGCACCATTAGGTAACATGATGTTAAATAAGATCGCACGGCCTGATATACTTGTGATACTGAAGACCACACAGTCTTCGCTTTCTCCTTGATGTTCTTTAAGATCATAAAGATACTCCTTTCTTATCTTACAATAAATTGGTGGTATGTTAGCATTTAAATAAGACATCTAGCATTTCCATCGTCTTCTAGCCTGTCTTAATCTTGAATTAGGATCTGCAGCAGCTTTAGGAAATTGTTTCATTTGTCCTGCTGATCTAGCGCAAAAAGATTTACGTCTTTTCGCAGCTTTTGATCCTGGTTTAACTTTGCCTGTTACGGCAGTTTTTAATTTTGATCCTGGATTTTCTCTTCGGTATCTTGCAACACCTGCTTTAGTCATACCTGCACCAGATTCGGTTTTTCTAAAATACTTTTTGGTTTTAGGGGGCTGAACATCAGCCCCTCTTTTAAAACCTGGTATTGTTCTATTCATACCATTCATTTGTTAGCCATTCTGACCAGTTAAATTAGGTCCTGAGTACTTATCAGTTAACAATGTTGCTTTCGCTACAGTAAATGTTGAAACATAAACTCCATAAGGAAATAAAATTCCATCTTCAGGTAAATTTAAAGATGTAATATCTCCTGCAGGAACATCTGCTTCAAATAATGTAGTTCCAGTAGCACTTGTAGTTTTTAATTGAACTGTGCCAGACGTAGCTAAACCCGATAAAATAATTCCCTTCAATCTAACAGGTTGTGCAATAATTGCATTAGTTGTAGTTGCAGAAATTATCGTTGCTTGTATATCAGCTTTTGCTGCCATGGTGTTCTCCTTAGTTGTGGCTCCCGAAGGAGCCACTAATTAATTGTTACGCTGCAAATGCAAACGCACCAGTAACAGCTGCTGCTGCACCAGTGAATTCAGTTGCAATTGTCCACACGCCATCTTCAAAACACATAAAAGCAATTTTGCTTCCTGTTGTTAAAAGATTAGTAGCTGCGTCTACTGGAGTGAAAACTAATTGTGTTTCACCTGCTGCTGAAGTATCAAAAGTTACTTCATTTGCTGCTCTTGATTCAATTAAAGAACCAGTTGCCCAAACGTCAGTTCCAGCTGCATTGAAAGTTAAAGTGTTAGTTCCGCCAGCTGTATCTTTAGCTTGAACGTAAACTGCAATTGCACCTTTAGTTGCTGCTGGTAATGCCACAGCACATGCTGCTGCACCAGTGTAGTTTACAGCTGCAATAACTCCATCAGCGATGGAAATATTTGCACCTGTTGCTGTGTCAGCGAAAAGTAAACCTGTTAAATCAGGCATACCTGAACTGTATCTTGTTGTAACTGCTCCTGTTGTTGAGTTTTTAGTAGCTATTTGAAAGCCACCTTCAGAACGTACCGGTCCTGAAAAAGTAGTTGATGCCATAATTTTCTCCTTTGTATAGCGTTCGTTATGTAGTCTCTATACCGTCTGCCTAGCCAGTCTACATAATAATTTTTTCTAGGTTGTTTATATTATACATAAAAAAAGGGGCGATGTAAAACACCGCCCCTTTTCAGTAATACTGATTAGTATTTATTAGCTAGTTGGTAAATTTCCGTTACCAAAAATACATCTTGGATCAGAGAATCCAAAAGAGTATCTTTCTCTAGCTTTAAATCTCATGTTGCCAGTATCGAAGTCACCTTCCATCGCTGTCTTAATTGGTG